TGATGGCTTACAACGAGATAACAGAGGAAGAAGGTGATGAAATGAAACTATTCCCGCACCAGATTGAAGCGCTGGAATCCGCTGAAGGATTCCGAAATGTGGCCTTTTACCTTGATATGGGAATGGGCTGACCGGAAAAACGTTTGTAGGTTCCGAGCAGATGAAGCGGTTCAGGTCTCATGTGAATCTTGTGATCTGTCAGAAGTCGAAGGTCCCGGATTGGGTTGACCATTTCAAATCTCACTACAGCTATTCCGTGTGGGATCTGACAAAGCGTGGGGAATTGGACGCCTGGTACTTGTTTGATGGCGGGCTGAAGAAGAAACCATGTGTGTTGGTGATCAACTATGAATTGGCTTACAGGCGTCCAGAACTAGCGAAATTAGAGCATTTCACATTGATGCTGGATGAATCTTCCATGATTCAAAACGAACACGCTAAACGGTCTAAATTCGTGCTTCAGCTGCATCCTGATCATGTGATTCTTCTTTCCGGCACGCCAACGTCAGGCAAGTATGAAAAGTTATGGTCACAGTGCCGATTGCTTGGGTGGATGATCCCAAAGAAGACTTTTTGGAATCAATACGTTATTCAGCAAAATATTGAAGTTTCCGGGATGAAGATTCCTATCGTGGTCGGGTACAAAAATGTTGATCGCTTGAAACGGAAACTTGCAGAGCATGGGGCGATATTCATGAAGTCAGAGGAAATTGGGCTTGATCTTCCGGCAATGAATGAAATTATTGTCAACACCAAAGAGCCGACCGCATACAGGAAGTTCTTGAAAGATCGTGTGATTGAGATTGATGGTAGTCAGTTAGTCGGGGATACGTCACTGACAACACGCTTGTATTTGCGTCAGATATGCGGTCAGTACAGTAAATCCAGGATTCAGGCGGTCAAGGATCTGATTGCATCGACGGAAGACAGGATGATTATCTTCTACAACTTCAATGCGGAACTTAGAGAATTGCTAGACATTGCCGGACAGCTTGGACGAAAGGTTTCAATCGTAAATGGCGAGAATAAGGACCTGGAAGCGTTCGCAAATTATTCTGATTCCGTTGCCCTGATCCAGTATCAAGCCGGTGCGATGGGGTTGAACCTTCAAGCAGCAAACAAGATCATCTACTTCACACTTCCTGATAAGTCGGAACTTTTTGAGCAAAGTAAAGCCCGGATTCATAGAATTGGTCAACGTCGACCTTGCTTTTATTACTACATGATAAGCAAAGGGACGATTGAAGAAGATGTTTTAGCAACTTTGAAAATGCGAAAGGATTACACGGATGAACTTTTCCGTAAATCTATAGGAGAAAAAACATGAAAAATGACATTTTAAGAACCATTACCGCCATTGCTGCGTGTGCAACGGTTTTGATGATGCTGGATGAAAGCCCCACTTGGATAAACATCGTTGTTGTTTGCATATCATGCGCTTGGTTGATCCTGTTTTTTCATGCTAATGCTAGGTATTTTGCACGGCGGCAGCTGTATTCCTACTATCAGGGCGTTTATCCAGGGAAGAACTTTACACTTTGGAAAATCCTTTTAGTCCGTAACAAAAAACAAGATTTAATTCCATGCGATGACCCGGATCTGTATGTGTGAGGTGTGGTGATGGCTGAAGAAAAAAATCTTGAAAACCGGCTAAAGAAACACCTGCAAAAGATAGGCGTATATCCCGCCGGATTTCCTGAAAACAAGATGACCGTTCCAGCAATCGGCTGGTATTTTAAGGTTTTCGGCGGCGGATATCAGAAAAGCGGTATCCCGGACATGATCTTACAGATCCTGGGGCGTTTCATTGCCGTGGAATTAAAAGCCCAGCATGGGAGACCTTCAGAGCTTCAGATACTTAATGTTCACAGGATTAGGGATTCTGGCGGTGACGCTTGCTTCCTTTACCCATCGGGCTATGAGCGCTTTTGGGGTGATCTAATAAATGGGTACTGGCAAATCAGAGATGGAAAACCATTCGGCAAGCTTGATGAGGTGTATAAATGAGCGGTTTGAAATGTGAGTTATACAACGATTCTATGCAGAACTGGAAGGGCTATCCGATCCACAAGGCACAACTGATCATCGCAGATGTGCCATACAACGTCGGCAACAACTTCTATGGTTCTAACCCAATGTGGTACAAAGGCGGTGATAACAAGAATGGTGAATCAAAACTTGCTGGTAGGCCGGGATTTATAAGCGATTTTAATTTTAACTTGTATGAATATTTCCATTTTTGTTCACAGCTGATGCGGAAAGATGACAAGAAAAAATGCGCGCGTGGGCGTTCGTCTGACAGTCCTTGCATGATTGTTTTCTGTTCATTTGAACAGTTTGGAACTCTGATTGATGCAGCGGCGCACCACGGATTCATCCATTACATTCCGCTAGTGTTTGTAAAGAATTACAGCCCGCAGGTCCTGAAAGCAAATATGCGCATTGTGGGGGCTACTGAGTATGCACTTTTGTTTTATAGGGATCGTCTACCAAAGTTCAGGAATGGATTGAAGGTTGGCGAAAATGGGAAAAACATCCGAGGAACCGGGCATATGATTTTTAACTGGTTCCAGTGGGAACGAGATCCAAAAGAGATTCCAAAGATTCATCCGGCGCAAAAGCCGGTATCACTCATGAAAAGACTGATAGAAATTTTCACAGATCCCGGCGATGTCGTGATTGATCCGTGTTTTGGTTCGGGTTCAACCGGGCGGGCATGCCAGGAATTGGGACGTAATTTCTACGGTTTTGAAATAAACAAAACTTTCTATAAGAGGGCAAAAGAAGAAATGCTTCTAAAAAAAAAGAAAGGATGAATGACATGGAACTAGATAACAAGAAGTTTGTGATTGACCATTTGCTTGCGACCGGCAGAGAAGGAATCAAAGATCTGACCGATTACATGGATGAAATCGGATTCTTCCATGCGCCATGCAGCGGTGGCAATCACCTTTGCTGCGAATTTGGGCTTGTGCAGCATACGCGCAATGTCATGGTTGCTGCTGAAAACATCGGCTGCGCGCTTTTGGGGAAGAAGGAGTATGAAAAAATCCGTAATTCCGTGATTATCGTTGCAGCATTGCATGACCTTGGAAAGTGTGGGGATTTTGGGAAGCAACTCTATGTTCCCAACATGATCAAGAACAAGAAGTACAAGAAAACCGATCCGGATGCAGAACCGGAATTTGTACAGAGTTCCGCAAAACCATACGAACGGAACAAAGAACTGACCAACATTCCACACTCTTTCAAGTCCGCAATCATCGCCCAGCGCTGGATTGATCTGACTGAGGATGAGGAGTTCGCAATCATGTATCACGATGGCTTATATGACCGGGAAACCGGGGGTATGGCAATCATTCCGGGACATGAAACACCGCTGTATTTAATTCTGCATTATGCAGATTTGTGGTCCTGCAAAGTCACTGAAGCAAAGACGGAGGTATGAAAAATGAAAAAGCATGAACCCATTGATGGTGTGGAAGGGCTGATGTCCGTACTTGATACCCTTTTGGGAAATCGTCCGTTGACCCCGATTCCAGTCAAGATTATAAAGTCGGGTCCAGTAACTGTTGTATTTTGGGAGGACGGAACGAAAACCATTGTGCGGTGTGCAAAAGATGAAGTTCTGGATGACTACGACGCATTCACAGCAGCACTTGCTAAGAAAGTATATGGATCTAACACGCACGTGAAGAAAATAATCAAGGCGGTTACCGCTGAACAGAAAAAGAAGGGAGAAAAATAATGGCCATTGGAGTATTAGTTTTAGGCGCACCGGGAACAGGTAAGAGTTATTCAATCAAGGGATTTTCACCGGATGAAGTGAAGATAATCAGTGTTACAAAACCCATTCTTCCGTTCCGTGGAAAGTATGAGATCGCAAAGGTTGACCCGATGAGTGATCGCATCGCTAACCAGGTCATCAAAGAGATGAAGAACACCGATAAAAAGCGCATCGTCATTGATGATTTCCAGCATATCTTAGGACGTCCCATGATGGAGCGCATCGGTGAAAAAGGATGGGACAAGTACAGCGAGATCCAACAGCCTTATGCTGATATCTTGAATGAGGTCCCGACTCTTCCCGATGATGTAATCGTGTATTTCACAAGTCACACAAAAACTGAGGATGACGGCACAGTCCACATTCAGACAATCGGTAATGCCATGGATAAGTACCTGTCCCCTGAAGGTCTTTTCATGATCGTACTGGGTACAGCCGTAAATGACGGCAAGTATTTCTTTGTGACACAGAATAACGGTAGCAATACGCTGAAATCCCCGGAAGGCATGTTTCCTTCTCTGTATATTCCGAACAACCTGAAGTATGTGGATGACAAGATCCGCAATTACTACTACATGGACGGCGCAAAGACCGATGAAGAAATCGCCGCCGAAGATGTGGAAAATACGGTTTCGGAAGAAGAGGTGAAGAAGAAGCGCGGCAGGAAGTCCCGTAAGGAAAGTGTTGCTAACGCTGATGCGGGTACCGGCACAATTGTAGGTGCTACACCTGAAGAACAGGAAGAAAAGAAGACCCGTTCTAGAAGAAAACGTAAGGTTGAACCGAAGATCCTTGTGGAAGATTCTTATTTCTTCATCGAAGCTGAAAATAACGTGGTCATGAAGCACGCGGGCGATGCTGAACCTGAAGGGGCGAAGGTGATCACCAAAGAACAGTTCAATGCGGCATCCGCCGCCATCGCTACAAATAGCGGCGATGTAGATGTTGCTGAGATCATCAATGGCACAAATAAGGAAGAGGTCCCATTTGAAGAGATCGAACAGCATCCGGAACTTATGCCGGATAAGCCCGCGCCTAGACGCGGACGCCGTGGGAGAAGAGCATGAGCTGGGCGTTATGGTTTGTCATTGGATGGGAAGCCGGTAAATTTTTTGGAAACGATGATGATATCTGTAGTATAGCCATTTTCCTAGGCTTACTTGGAATCGCGGTTTTAATGCACATATGAAAGTGAGGAGAAATTATGAGCAACATTTGGGATGAATTTGATTCAAAGATCGATGAGAAGCAGCTTCAGAATGAAATTGAACAGGCAAAGAAAAACGGCAGTTCTTTCGATCCACTTCCGGACGGAACTTACAATGTAAAGCTCTCCAAGCTGGAACAGAAGCTTTCCAAGACCAAGAAGCCTATGATTTCCATTTCCATGAAGGTCACAGATGGGAAATATAAGAATCGTCTGATGTTCATGAATCGTGTCATTGGTGGGACTAAGAATGATGCAAGCATGATTTCCGGAATCGAGAGTTGGCTTGATAACCTGGAAGCTGAGGATGAGGAGGGAAACCTCATCCCAGCGGTATTCCACACTTACAGCCAGTTTGCAGACCTTGTAGCAGATATTGAAGAAGCCGTAACCGAAATGGATCTTGAGTATGAAGTTGATTGGGAAGATGGACGCTTTGACCCCATCAAGATCCTAGGCGTGCTTGATGACTAAGTAACTGATCTTAATTGCACAGCTGGCTGGAAATTGCCAGTTGTGCAAAAAAAAAAGAAAGGTTATCAGATGATTTTTTACGATTTTGAGGTATTCAAATTTGACTGGATGGTTGTCATCGCGGATACAAAAACAAAAGAAACTTTCCCGATCATCAATGACCGGGTAAAGCTGGAAGAGATTTATCAGAAAAATCTATCGGATATCTGGGTTGGATACAACAGCCGTCATTACGATCAGTGGATATTAAAGTGCATCTTATGTGGTCTGAACCCGAAAGAACTTAATGACTGGATCATCGTTGACAGAAAAGAGCCCTGGCAATTCAGTGATTTACTGAGGAAGATTCCATTAAATAATTATGATGTCATGCCTAATCCGCCGGTCGGTCTGAAGACCCTGGAAGGGTTCATGGGGTCCAATATCAAGGAAACAGATGTTCCATTCAATATTGACCGGAAACTGACAGATGAAGAACTCAAGCAGACAAAATATTATTGCCGCCACGATGTGGAAGAAACCATGAAGGTTTTCATCCAGCGGAAGTCTGAATTTGATGCACAGTTTGGTATTGTGAAAGCTTTCAATCTTCCGCTTTCCTGCATCGGTGATACGGAAGCACGAATCACGGCAAAGGTCCTAGAGTGCCAGCGGCATTCATGGAGTGACGAATTTGATTATTTTTTCCTTCCATGCATCCGGTTGAAAAAATACAGATATGTGATGGATTGGTTTAAAAATGCGGTCCGTGACGCATCAAGTGAATTAGGGCATGAGTTTGATCCTGAGGATTGGGATGACAGGAAATATTTTTATTCCAGGTCCCTGGAAGTAGAGGTTGCCGGGATCCCGCATTCATTTGGATTCGGCGGTCTTCATGGGGCAACGGCGAAACCGATTCATGCAAAAGGTTTGATCCTTCATGTTGATGTTGGCAGTTACTATCCGTCTATGCTTATAGCGTGGAATTTGGTCACTAGAGCGGCTCAAAGACCGGAACAGTACAAACATGTGTATGATACGCGAATGGCCCTTAAAAGGGCGGGTAGGAAGCGAGAACAGGCCCCCTATAAGAAGCTGCTGAATGCCTTGAGTGGGGCAATGAAAGATCAGCATAACCCGGCATATGATCCACGGAATAACAATTGCATGTGCATCAATGGGCAGCTGATGCTGCTTGACTTGATCGAACATTTGGAAGTCGTTCCGGGATTCCAACTTCTTCAGTCTAATACCGATGGCTTGATCATTCAGATCCCCGATACCGATGAAGCCTTTAACCAGGTTGATGATATCTGTTTTGACTGGGAAAGCCGCTGCTCAACAGAGAAGTGCAGCATCCTTTTGGGGCTGGATACAATTTCAGAAATCTACCAAAAGGACGTGAACAACTACTTGTGGATTGATGCGGATGGAAAAGTTGAGCGCAAAGGTGCATATGTCAAAGAACTCAACCCGATTGACTATGATTTACCGATCGTCAATAAAGCCATTGTTGATTACATGGTGGATAAAATCCCGGTTGAACAGACAATTCATGAATGCACAGACTTAAAAGAATTTCAGAAACTTGTAAAACTTTCTGACAAGTATTCATGGGTAGAACATGAAGCCGGTGTCCCAACGCTGATCAGGACGATTCGGCATCGGGACGGCACGAAAACAGAACTATTGTCATACTCACGATCAGAGCGATATAGCTACAAGTCCTACAGGGTGTTTGCTTCCAAAGATATGCACAAGGGCAGGATTCTGAAAGTAAAGACCAGTAAAAAGAAGCCTGAAAAGTTTGGTGGAACACCTGATCACTGCTTTATCTGGAACGACCAAATTGACGGCATAACATGTCCAGATGAATTAGATCGTGAATGGTATATAAAACTTGCAAAAGACAGATTGAAAGACTTCGGGGTGATAGCGTGAGCGGATGGAAAGTTTTTAAAACATATGTGATTGGAAGCCCATCCGGCGATGGAAAAAAACCAAAAGAAAAGGTGAAGGGTCGCGCACATATCCACGATTGGGATGAAGTCCAGGATGAGGATTGCTTTGGTGCGATTCTGCAAGATGACTACGTCGATGTAAGTTTTGATACGCCTGAAATGTTCAGCGCTTTTCTGAACATGGCTGAACAAAATGAATGGCGCTGCCTGGCTCTTCCTTCCACGCACGGCGGGCACACTTATTGGAAAAAGCCGAAGCACAGAATGAAAGGCGGGACAGATGTCAAGCTTGCCGTTGGTTTTGTTGCAGATATTCATCATGGCGGTACCTATATTCCCCTAAGAGTACATGGCAAAGACCGCTTTCCTGCAAGGCGTGACGTCGATCCA